TACTAAGGAACAACCATGAGTACAGAATCACCAATTGACCTTGTCAAATATGGAGTACTTTGGCAAAAAGTAGAAGATTATGAAAAAAAGTTTGATTCTATGGAAAGAAAAATAGACAAACTTGAGTTATCTATTGAAAAACTTGTTTCTATGGCTGATAAGTCTAGGGGTGGGTTTTGGGTAGGCATGATGGTTGTTTCAGGACTATCTAGCTTTGTTGGTTTCATTTCTCACTATGTCACTTTGAAATAACATGCCTTTCATGCTTGCCATCTCTGCTGTGAGTGCCATCAAGCAAGGGGTGGCAATCTACAAAGATGCCAAAAATGTTGGAAAAGAAGTTTATGGTATTTATGCAGAGCTAAGTGAGGGAGTTGGTAATTTCTTTGATCATCAAGAAAATGCCCACAAAGAATTAAAAGAAAAAGAAAAGAATCCTCCAAAGGGCAAAAGCATAAAAGCACAGGCTCTTGAGAATGTCATCAAGAAAAAGCAACTCCAGCAAGCTGAGTATGATTTAAGGCAACTCTTAACTTATCAAGCTCCTCCAGAGTTGGGTGCTTTGTGGACAGATTTTCAAGAGGAAAGAGCAAGACTTGAAAAAGACAAATTTAAGTATGAACAGGCTCAAAAAAAAAGGATGAGCAAGAATATTACAGAAAAGCAAGAAACAAAGAAAAATGGGATTTTAGAATTGCAATATGCATTGCAGTCATGGTGGTCATCTTCACAATTGCAGGTTTAATGTATTACATCCATTGGGATTATCAGATAAATAAAGTAGAGGAACAATGGCATATTGAATTTATGAAAAAATTTAAACCCAATAGTAAAGAGTATGAATGTTATAAAATTTTTCAGGAAACAGGGTATTCACCAAGATACTGTAACTAGGAGTTAATATGGATTGGTTAAAAACTATTGCACCTACTATTGCCACAGCTATTGGAGGACCTCTTGGGGGTCTAGCCTATGAAGCAGTCTCTAAAGTTCTTGGTATATCCCAAGATGATGCCAAAAAAATGCTTGATGATGGCAAACTAACTGCTGACCAGATAGCAAGTGTCCAGCAAGCAGAGATAGCTCTTAAGGCAAAGGCACAAGAATTGGGTTTAGATTTCGAGCAACTGGCAGTCCAAGACAGAAAGTCAGCCAGGGACATGCAAACAAATACTCACTCATTTATTCCTCCAGCCTTGGCTATTATGGTCACATTAGGGTTTTTTGGTATATTGGTAGGATTGATGATGGAGACATTCAAGACATCAGATGCATTACTACTTATGTTAGGTAGTCTTGGCACAGCCTGGACTGCTATCATGAGTTTCTATTTTGGGTCTAGTGCAAGCTCACAAGCCAAGGATGCAATGCTACATAAATCATCACCATTGGAGGAAAAATGATTAATTCAAGGAATTTAGATGAGTTACTACCTGAAGTTAAAGCAAAGGTTGAAGATTTTATTAAGGCTTGCCAACATTCTGGCATTGACTTGCTGGTTACATCTACATATAGGGATAATGAAAGCCAGGATGCACTATATGCTCAAGGTAGAACCACAGAAGGAAGAATTGTTACAAATGCTAAAGGGGGTGAGTCTTTCCATAACTATAGGTGTGCTATTGATGTTGTGCCTTTGGTCAATGGAAAAGCTGATTGGGATGGAAGTCACCCAGTTTGGGCAACCATAGGTGAATTAGGTGAACAAGCTGGTTTAGAGTGGGCAGGCAAATGGATTCACTTTAAAGAAATGGCACATTTTCAATACACTGGTGGATTATCATTAGCTGAACTTAAAGAAGGAAAAACAATATCATGAAAAACTTTAAAATTACTGGTAAAACTTATGAGTCTCCTAAATCACATTATGTGGTTTTAAGGGAACATGAAAAGAAAACTGAGCATGAGTTGCACAGACTTGAAAACAAACTCAAAAAACATGAGCATCTGCCAATGGAAAAAGCTCATCCAGAAAAGAGTTAATTTAAGCCATTTTGCCAATCTAAATAAGTTTTTGGTAAAGGAACATCTTTAGGATATAAATCAGATTTGATTAGGTTATATATTGTTCTAAGATGTGCCTCAAGCCAAAATTGTTCTTTTTCCTCTTTGTTTAGATAATGTCCTTGGTCTAAGGCATGGTGACAGTCCCAGCAGAGAGCCGCCACCATATTGTCATCAGCCTTGATGCTCCTACCTTTGCCATGTGCAGAGCTATTAGAATGAGCACCAACAACTGTTTGGTCATCAACTCCACAGGCTTGGCAATGAAGGTATCTAATATTGTTTAAAAGTTTAGCACTTCTAACATATTGCCTTTTAGGATGTGCTATCAAGTTCAATTCCTTTTTCTGCACACCAAGCCTGTAACCAGTCCACAAATTGGCTTGCTTGGTCTTTGGTGAATTTACGACTCTGGAAGCCAAGTTGTACTAACCTATGCCCATCTAAGGATGGAGCTATTTTGGAGGCTTGTGCCCCTGTTTCTGTGATGAATTGGTCTATTAAAAATCTTTTCCAAGATTCAGCGTCCCACTTAGCTCCATAATGCTCTGCCTGTTTTGCTATATCAGCAATAATTGCATGAAATTTAGAATTTTGGTCATGAGTCCTAGTTTCCTCCTCAACAGTCATAACTAGGGTTTTCCCTGATTCCAATGCTGTTTTCATTTTTGCCCATAAAGTTTTCATTAGAGCTGAACCTTGTTCTGGGTTAACAAGTTTGTATTGCATATTAATCAACCATTATGTTTAACATTCTGAGAGCTGATTCAATACTATCCACAAGGCAAAAAGCTCCTCCTTTCCAATTTTCTGCAAAATGCTTTTGATTTGCATTGAATCCTTTTTTGCCATAAGAATTGTCTAAGTTTTTGACCTCCATAAGCAAGGTCTGACCATGATAGCCAACCAGTAGGTCACAAGGCTCTTTGATATGGTAAACAGTAGCTCCAACAGCTCTAAGAGCCTCCACAATAGCTTTTTGGTTATTATCAATCCTGCTTGCTATTCTCATTTTGTAATTCCTTAATCTTTTGAGCCACATCTTTTGCCAAATTTTTCAGCAATGGTTCTGTTTCTTGTTTTTGTTTAACTGCATACCTTACATAATCAATCCATCCATCTCTTAAAGCAAGTTCAGCATAAAATTTGATTATTTTTTGATATTCAGCATCCCAATCAAACATTTTCTATAATCCATTTCCTCATTTCATTTGAATATTTTGATCCCAAATTATTGTAAATTCTAGGAAAGTGATTAACCAATGGCAAACTTTTAGAAACTTTAATAGCTTTCTTATTTGGGCATTTTGAACAAGTTTTGTCTGATGGACTACATACACCTAACTTTTCGCATTTAGATAGCTCCTTGGTCTTTTTGGTTAATTTTGGCAACCTTTCTGCAACAGGGAATTTTGTGGTTAATCTATCTTTTACCATATTGTCCCAAGATGGGACTGGTTGCCAAATAGTTTTAAATTCACTCATATTAATTTCATTCCATAGTTATTAATGCCAGGTTTTACTACTAATCCCTCTTTTCTAATTAACTGGTTTGCTTTGAACTTTCTGTAGTTCACTTCATGATGATGCCTATTAAATTTCCAGACCAATTTAGCCACATCTGGGTGCATATCCACAAGCATTTGGCTCTTTGGTAAAGTTCCCTCTTTGGCATAAAAAGCATCTGTATTGCCTCCTTTAAGGGTCTGAGTTGTAGCTTTTTGCTGGAGAAAAGCATTAAATTGAACAGTGCAGAATCCATCCTTAAGCACTCTAAGACTCAAATCTGTGTCTTCATTGTATCTACCTCTCCATCTATAGGGTATGTCATTTTGGATTAGCAGACAGGAATAAATCCTGGTGTTCATGACAAAAGGTGGATGTAATGCTTTAGCTAAAACAAAAAAATCATAGTTAAATCCTGAAATATAAACATTGGTATATCTATCCACAAAGTCTTCAGCACATCTAAAAATTGATCCAGTATGGCATCTGACCATTCTGTTTCTGTTTAGCCTGCAAAAGTTTTCAATATTGTCATCCATGACCCAGTGCCTGTGAGCACCAAGGCTTATGGAATGTTCCCAGGCAAAGTTCCTAGCCCCTCCCGGCCCTTTGCTTTTGGTATTTCCAAGATTATCAAAGGTGTCATATTCATTCAAATACTTTTGTGGCAAGATAAGAATTTTGGTTGGGTCTATGACCTTGGCATAAATGTCAAATTCTTGTTCCTCAACCACAATGTAGTAAGGACAATTCATTTTCTCTAATGCCTTGCTGGTCAATCTGGAATCAGCTCTGCCTTTAGAAACAATGTAAATTGGGTATTTAGGATTCATCTACATACCTCAAATGGGCTACAGCTCTAGGTTCTGCATAAGGAAACCAGATTGTTTTGAGTTTGGGAGTTATCTTTTGACCCATCAACTCAGCAAACTTTTGCACATCTTCCTCATTCCTAAACCTAACATTTAAGACTCTATAAGGGGTAAGGTCTTCTTGAAAAAACTCTGGCATATCTTGCCATTCAGCTTGAGCTGTAATAATTTCACCAAATAAATCATATTTCATAATTCACCTTTGATATTTATGAGCAGTTAGACTTTTTCGCAGTTCATTTATTTTTTTTCTTATTTCATCAGACATTGGTGGAACATCTGGTGGTGGTAAATAAACTTGAGTTTCAATTCGTAATTTTGGACATTCCATCAATAATTTTTTAAATTGAATTAAATTTGGAGGTCTTTCAGGTAGATTTTCAAAAGCCCATCTAAAACAATCCCATTTTTCATGAAAAAAATTAAGCTCACTAGCCCAAAGTTCTTTGACTTCATGAATGTCATTTAATGCCCACATGGAATCCCAACTTGATCCATAGGTATTGGAAAGTCTTAAAAAAACCTTGTTTATAACTTCTATGGGTAGGCTCATTTCAGCTCCAATATGTCATTAGGGGTTATGTCAATAGTTGATCTTTTAGTTTTTCCTACCATTTCATCATGTCTAGCTTTTTTAATTTCTAAATCACTTTGGTAAAAAGATTTTTGTTTGTTTTTAGAAATATCTTGTCTTCTTACCCAATTTCTCCAAGTTGCTGACCAATCAGTTTTACTTGCATCTTTAGGTTTGGAAATCCAATAATCTTTAAAAGATTCAGCTATTTTTTGTGGATCAAGGTCTGGTCTTTCTGATCTACAAAAATTGTAATCATCCTCAGATAATTTCCAGTTTGGGGAAAGCCTTGAGGCTTTTGTCTTTACCTTTGTCTCTCTCTCTTTCTCTTTCTCTAACTCTGTCTCTGTCTCTGTCTCTGTCTCTGTCTCTAGACCATCATGTTGATATTCTTTTGATATCACATTGATATCATCATGTATCAGCCAATGATTTAGTTTAGATAAGCAATCTTTAGTAGTCTTTAATGGCAATCTAAGTCTAAAACTAAGTGTTTTTAACTCAGGTATATTTCCATCATCTTCAGAGGCAATAAGCCAAAGCATACAAAGAACTTTTGCAGACAAAGGATCAAGCTCATGCCAGTCTATGTCATCCAAAAGGTCACGATACAGTTTGACCCAGGGTGGTTTCCTGTCCTTAAAATGCTGAAATTTAGTCCAATTTTTTATTCTCATAAATGCTCCGCGT